GTAATGTTCCTAAGATAGCTAAAGACTCACAAGCCTCGTAAAACTTATCTTCTGTTGTACACATACCACCATTACCTTCAGTTAAGTTACATCCTTGAAATCCACTTAAACCTTCAATTTGTGGGTATAAACCAATTTCAACACAAGGATTTGTTACTTGATCTTCATCATCTACAAAATAAAAACCTGGTTCACCAAAATCTTTAATTGACGTAAAAATCTTATTGAATTGTTCTTTTGTTGTGGTATTTCTGTTGATTACCGCTGAATTATTAGATCTACCTCTTTGTGGATTTTCATAATACCAATTACCAACCTTAGCATTCATCATTTCATCATCTTCAGGTGAGAATAAACAAATTGTAGCACTTCTTCTTACACCACCAGATAATACAGCATCCGCCATATACATAATGAAGTCATAAGCCATAATAGGTTTCATCACATTAACACCTTGATTTAAGTTTCTTTCAATCAATTCTTCACATTTTAATAATGATTTTCTTAATCCTTCAGGACCAGGAGCCTTAAATCCACCACTAATCAGAGCACCTTCAAGTCTAATTAAACTTAAATCAAATCTAATTTCACATCCTTGATACTCAGGGAATGGTGTTTCTTGTCCTTCTTCCACATATGAAGATATTAAAATACCAAAAGCATCACTCCACCCTTCAATAGAATCAGGAACAACAAATGTTTTTGTCCCTTTAGTTCTTTTTACTAAATTAGGTAATTTACTAATGTGTTTATATTGAACCGAAAATCCAACACCACAACCACATAATAACAAATACATTATTTCTTGAAAACTTCTAACTCTATCTACATAAGTCGCTGTGCAATTATATAACCTTGCATTGTGTTTAATAATTGGATCACCACCAAATTGTAACGCTCTTTGAGATCCTAATACTAACTTATCCTTATAAGACCCTTCCGCTTTTTCAAATAATTCTACAAATCTTGGGTTACTTAAAAATTTAGCATACTTTGTTTTATGCATGTTCATCACCCTATTAACTGAATCTTCCCAAGTCTCAGTCCTATTTTCATCATCAATCCATCTCGAATAATCTAAATAATATTTTAAATCACTCGCCAATTGAAGTCCATTTTTACTCATTTTTTATATCTCTTTTTTTTATTTTATTGTTTTTATAAATATGTAATTTTTTAGAAAAAATACAAGGTAAAATAAAAAATCCCCCAATTATTTTTTATTAAAAACCTAACAAAATCAATATTAGGAAGTTATATATAATTGGGGGAAAATGTTTTTTTCCTTACAACGCTTCTTCGTCATCTGTAACTTTTTCTTTCTGTTTTTTTTGTAGAATGTCGTTAATTCTATTTCTTTTCTTTTCTTCTTTTTTGTTTTCGACACCTAAAAAAGTAAGTTCTTCTGTATTATTATCGGTATCAATTTGAACTGATCCGTTATCAAATAAAGCATTTTCAAATACAACACCAGCAGATCCAAATCTATTCTTTAAAATTGATAAATTAGCCCTACCACTTTCTTGTTGTTCCATTGTTCTACCAATAGAATATAAGAAATGAGCAAATTGTGATTTCTTAATTGAGCCACCACCCATATCAGATGTAACAATTTCTTGTCCGATTGATTGTCTACCACCTTGAGTGAATAAGTGAATAGGTATTTTAAGTTCTTCTGCGAGTGTTTCAAATTGTCTTACCAATACACCTTCAGCTGTCCAACTTTCTTCCGATAATTGAATACAATCTAAGTAATCCACAACAATCATATCAGGTATAATATTGTTTTGTCTTTGTTTTTTAACCCAATTACGGATTTTTTCAAAGGTTGTTCCGTATGAAGGAAACTTCTTTAATACAAGTTTACCTTTACCTTTAATACCTTCAATTATCTCAATAACCGCTGATTTATTTTCTTTTAAATCATTGATTGGAATACCTGTCCAACAAGCGTAATGTTTACGTTTAATATCCCTAACCTTATCCTCAAAGAAAATATGTAATACTGTTTTACCTAAATTATAGTTTGTATTTGCTATCTTAGTAGCACAAGTGGATTTACCTGTTCCTAATGGTGCGATACCTAAACTAACTTCACCCGAACCTAATCCACCACCAGTAGATCTATCAAAACCACCTATACCAAATGGTAATGGTTTTCTTTCGTCATTATCTAATACATTTTCTATATTATCTAAAGCATCTTCACCATTATCTTTATCCTCTGATATGTTAATAGCTTTTTTAATAATATCTTCACACTTATCATACGATTCAAAATCACCCTTTTCAAGTATCTTTTGAACCTTCTGAATAGCTTTCTTTAATTCTTGTTGTTTACAGAAATTAATTACTTTATGTTGAATGAAACTACTATCAGCCAATTCAACATTTTTAACACCCTCAAGTTCATCAACAAGAACTCTTCTAGTTACTTCTGATGATGCCTCCGAATTGATGATGTTTTCAATAGCATCCACCGTAGGGATAGCGTCATACTTAACATAATACTCCTTAACATATTGAGTGATAACCCTAAAATATTGATTATCAAAATATTTTGGATCGATTATATTAATGTAGTTTTCACCAAAAGTTCTATCAGTAAATATCTGAGCCAGAACTTTAGATTGGAAGCTATCACCTAAATACCCAAAATTTTCTTTATCACCCATATTATTCAGCCTCTTCTGTATATTGTAAAGCGTTTTGTAGCCTTGAAATTATTGTGGAAATAGAATCTTTAATATCTACAATGTATCTAATTCTTTGTCCACTTTCAAAGAAAATAGGGATACATAATCCATAACCAGAAAATATAGTTTCTGATACAGATCTACCATCTACCTTTACAGTTAATGTAAAGTTGTCTTTAATGTCATTAAGATTATACTTTGGTATATCTTTAATTACGATTTCACCATCATCGTCATAATAAAACCCATATGGGTCATAATTATTCCAAAGGTGATCAACACTCTTTTTCATAATACCTTTTTTAATGATACCTACCACTTCATTAGTCGTATCTCTCATATACAAACTTCTTGTGGCTTTTTCATTAAACTTTCTTACGTTAAAGAATCTTTGAACAATAATGTCTTTGTTCAATTTTAACACGAACTCAAATCGTGTTTTGAATTTTTCGTTTCCGATACTCATTTTTTATTTATTTTAATTGTTAAACTTGTTTTACTTTCCACTCGAGCCAAATGCTCCATTACCTCTATTAGTTTCACTTAACTCACTTACTTCTTCTAATTCAATAGTTGGATAAGGTATAATCACCAATTGTCCAATCTTATCACCAATTTCATATACTTCACCATTATCCCAATCCAATTTCTTAAATCTAAACTTGATTTCACCCCTATACCCAGCATCTATTACCCCAATACTATTCGCTAATATCTGTTTTGTTTTACTAATTGATGATCTCGGAAATAATAATCCGACATAACCTTCAGGTATCTCAACAGCAATGTCTGTACCATATTCATAAAACACTTCACTCTTGACTAATGATGTCGCCACCATATCCATACCAGCATCACCAGGTTTCGCATACTTCGGTGTTACCGCCTTTTCACTTAATTTTTTAAATCTTACTTTCATTATTTATACGTATTAATTGTTTTTTTATGTTGTGTTACTTCTTCAATACACCCATCTTCAAAAAGATAACCGTTATATTCACCAGCGTCCCATACATTAAGTTTAAAATATTTACCATCTGATTTTCTCTGAATTATATAATCCCAAGATGGTCCATCCGAATATTTGGATTTGTCTATAACATCAACTTGTTCGTATAACTCACCTTTTAATTCATATGTATTACCTTTAAAATATACACCATTCCATAAATCCTTTAGTTCGTCCGGATTTAAATTAATTGTTTCTTTACTCATAATATTGCTTTTTTATATAATTTCTTTTCTTTTTCCATGATTATGTAAAATGGTTTAAAAAAATCAATAAATCCAGAATCTGATTTAGGCATATATGAATAGATACCATCATTTATCATCTGTTTCATTAATACTTTATAATCCCTACCATCAGGATTTAAAACACCATTTATTAATTCATCATCAATCCGTTCTTTTACGTTATCAGTTAGCAAAGGTTGGCTTAAATCAATAATCTTTTGATTTGTTATATATAGGTTCTCACCCATTACACCATGCTTTGATTTTCCGTTAATGAGATTTCTTAATACTGAAGCATCCCTACCTCTCGATTCAGGTAATAATTGTTTTGCTTTTTCAAATACCCATTCTAATGTTTTTTCTTCTTTTACTAACTCTGGAAATAACTTAAACAATGTTGCTTCACCCATACCATAAACACCTGCTATGTTATCCGAATTACAACCTGTTAAAACTTTTACTAAACATATATTTTTATAGTGATAATCTAAATACTTACTCCAATTTTTTTTATTTACGAAATCTCTTTTATCCGCTAAATAAACTTCAGTATTCTCACTAATTGTTTGTAATATATCCCTGTCATTTGTATATACATATTTATACTCATTTGGA